ATTTGTTAATGATGGTGAGAATCATGCTTTTGGACAACCATCTTCATCTATAGAAAATCTTGTAAATGCAATAAATGATAATGAATTAAATGGAATAACTGCTCAAGGAATAACTGCTTCATCAGAAGCAAATACAGTAGGAATTTCAGGATCTAGTAGTGGAATATCAGTACTTGCAATATCAACTGGTTCAGCAGGAACAGCATTAGGAGCGACAGCATTTTTAGAAGTAGTAACAACTACTACTCCAATATTTAGTGTACAAGGTGGTACAAATACAGTAACAACAGACCCAGTATTTACATTACATACATTGTCAGAAGGTTTAGACCAAAATAGTTCAGGACCAGAAGGTACTAATAATTTATTATTATCAGGATCGGCAAATAATGTAAGATGGGAAGTAACTAGAGTTAGTAATGCAAAAGGTGTTTTTGATTTACAACTAAGAAGAGGTGATGATACTAGTAAAAGAAAAAAATTAGTTGAACAATATAACAATGTTAGTTTAGATCCTAATTCAACAGATTATATAGCTAGAAGAATTGGAGACCAAGTATTTACATTGAATGATTCAGGTGGAACAGATCCATTTATTCAATTGACGGGAGATTATAAAAATAGATCAGCATTTGTAAGAGTTGAAGTTCATAAAACAACTTATAATTATTTAGATGAAAATGGAAATGTGAGAGATGGACAATTGTCAGGATCATTACCAGAAGTTTCATCAGGTTCATTTAGTGACGGATCAGATGGTAATGTTGTTCATCCAAGACAGATGTATCATAATATAGAAGATACAAATGTACAAGGATTGAATCCGGATGTAGCAGCAGATGGAGGAAATGGATATTCAGATGCAATTAAATTATTAAAGAATCAAGATGAATATGATATCAATTTAATTTCAATACCTGGATTAGTTAATAGTAAGCATGGAACTACAATTGGTGAGTTAATACAAATGTGTGAAGATAGAGGTGATTGTTTTGCAATCGTTGACCCAGTATTACATAATGCAGGAATAACAACTGCAGTGACCCAAGCAGAATCTAGAGATTCAAATTATGCGGCTATGTATTGGCCATGGATAAAAATTCCAGATGCAGACATAGGAAGAAATGTTTGGGTACCAGCTGGAGTATGTATACCAAGTGTATATGCATTTAATGATAGAGTTGCTGCTCCATGGTTTGCGCCAGCCGGCCTAAATAGAGGTGGCATTGATATTGCTGTTACAACAGAAAGGAAATTAACTCATGCAAATAGAGATACTTTATATGAAGTTAATGTTAATCCAATTGCAACTTTTCCAAATGCCGGCGTAACAGTATTTGGACAAAAGACATTACAGAAAAAGGCATCTGCATTAGATAGAGTAAATGTTAGAAGATTATTAATTGCAGCTAAGAAATTTATTGCAAGTACAACTAAATTCTTAATATTTGAAAACAATACAGCAGCAACTAGAAATAGATTCTTAAGTATAGTTAATCCATATTTTGAAAGTGTACAACAAAGACAAGGATTATTTGCATTTAAAGTAGTAATGGATGAATCAACTAATACACCAGATGTAATTGATAGAAATGAAATGAGAGGTCAAATATTCCTTCAGCCTGCTAAAACAGCTGAGTTTATTGTAATTGATTTCAATATATTGCCAACAGGGGCATCATTTCCTGAATAAAAATTAAAAAAGTAGATATTTATATTAAAGAGGAGTAAAAAAGATGGCAGAATTACTTGACCCAACCGAAATTTTTTATACAGCATATGAGCCAAAGATGGCTAATAGGTTCATTATGTATATAGAAGGCATACCAGCATACCTTGTCAAGGCTGCTTCAAGACCATCATTAGATCAAGGTGAAGTTATACTTGACCATATCAATGTTGAAAGGAAGTTGAAAGGTAAAACTAGATGGCAAGATGTCACAGTTACATTATATGACCCAGTTGTTCCGTCAGGAGCACAGGCAGTAATGGAATGGGTAAGATTACATCATGAATCTGTAACAGGTAGAGATGGATATAGTGACTTTTATAAGAAAGACATTACTTTTAATACTCTAGGACCAGTAGGTGATAAAGTTGAAGAATGGACTTTAAAGGGCGCATTTATATCAACAGCAACATTTGGTGATATGGATTGGTCTACAGAAGATCCAGTCCAAATCGAATTGACAATCAAATATGATTATGCAATATTGCAATTTTAATTAATATTTGAAAGCATTAAAGAATCCTACCTTACGGTGGGATTTTTTACATTATAGCATATTTATATTAAAATAAAGTTATTAAGGAGAACAATACATGACAAAAGTAGTTAACGACGAATATCCAAAGTCTAATAAACCATTATCAGATGCAGAACTTAAAATGCAAGCAATTGCACAATATACTGCCGGTGGCGGAAATACAGATAATATGGATAATACATCAGATACTAAATTTCCAACAGAAATTATAGATTTACCTAGTAAAGGATTATTATATGCAAAAGATACTACATTATCGAGTGGTAAAATAGAAATGAAATATATGACCGCTAAAGAAGAAGATATTCTAACAACTCAATCATATATTAAACAAGGTGTTGTGTTAGATAAATTATTTAAAGCATTAATAGTAGGAAATGGTGAAGGTAAGCCAGTTGTGTATAATGATTTATTAGTTGGAGATAAAAATGCAGTAATGGTAGCAGCTAGAGTATTAGGGTATGGAAAGGATTATGAAGTAACTATTACAACCCCATCCGGTGAAAAACAAAAAGAAACAATTGACTTGACTCAATTTGATGATACTAAATTTGATGAAACATTAATAACTCCAGGAGTTAATAGTTTTGAATTTCAATTACCTACAAGTAAACGTGTAGTGACTTTTAAAATATTATCTCATCGTGATCAAAATGCAATTGATGCTGAATTAAAAGGCTTAAAAAAATTAAAAGATGGATACGGTAGCAAAGAATTAACAACTAGATTAATACATTCAATAACATCTATCGATAGTGAAGAAGATAGAAGTAAAATTAGAAATTTTGTAAAAAATGAATTACTTGCAATTGATTCTCGCGCATTACGTACATACATAAAAAATATATCTCCGGATATAGATTTAACAATAGAGATCGTCGATCAGGAAACAGGTGAACCATTTGATATGGACCTTCCTATCGACGTAAGCTTTTTTTGGCCTCAATCCTAGTTATAGGAAAATACTGCATCAACAAATATTTGATCTTGTATATCACGGTAATGGAGGTTTTAATTGGTCAGATGTATATAACCTACCAGTCTGGTTACGTATATTCTATATACAAAGTATAAATCAAGTTATAAAGGTTAAAAATAAACAAAATAAAACACCTACCAATTCTAAGCGAACAACTCCGCCTAAATTCCGGCGTAAATAGATATTTATATAAAAATACGGGATATGGATATGACGACAAATGAATTTGAAAAAAAGATGTTGAATGAGATCGATTTTAATAGCAAATTGATCAATGAAAAAACATCTTTCCTATCGCGATTACTAACTCAATTGTTTAAAAAGAAGATGGATAGACTACTAAAAAAGGCTGCCAAAGGTTTAGAAGATGAGCCAGACCTAAAAGCTGCAGTAGTAGATTATCATCAAGCTCGTGATAAGGCAAATGATGCATTAAGTAATCATTGTAAACGAAATCCAGACTCATTCTTATGTACAGGTAAAGCAAAAAAGGCGTTAAAATCTACTAAATATGGTCGATAATTAATTGGTGAATTCTTATGGCAAAAGGACCTACAAAAGCACAAATAAAATTATATGAAGAAGCCCTTAAGGCTTCTAAAGCTCTAGGCTTGTCAGAAGATGAACAGTTTAAAGTTGAAAAGCAAATTTACGATCAAAAAATTAAAACATTAAAAGTACTCAGAGATACAATAGCAGCTACTAAAACTCTTCAAATAGAAGAAAAGAATCGTACTAAAGAACAAGAAAAACAAAAAAAAATAGCTAATGAAAATGCAGCAAAAAAGAAAACATCAAATGATCTATTAAATATATCGGCTCAACTCACTACAAAATTAAAAGGATTAGAAGAAGACCTGGTTACAAATAGTGCAGAAAGAGTAGATAAAGTTAAAAGTTTAATACAAGAATCAAAAAAATCTATTTTGCAAGCTGTTAAGAGCAAACATATTTCAATGGATGAGGCATTAATATTAAAACAAAAAATAAGAGAAAGACAAAAAGAAGTAAAAGGACTAGAACTAAGTAGAAATATTGCCGGCGCAGTTATGAATGAAGCAGAGGAAGGTATTGATAGTATGAAAAGTCGATTCGACAAATTCATGAGTTATATTCCAGGCGGCGGATTAATATCAAAAGCTTTAGGAGTAGATGCCGCATTTGATCAATTAAAAGACCAATCTGCAAAGGCTATAAGTGCAATAACATCAACCATTATGAAAGGAGGCACAGCCATGGAAGGATTGACTGCTGCACAAAAAGCATTTAATTTGTCAGCACTTGCAAATCCATATGTCTTATTAGCAGCAGTTATTATTGGAACATTGGTAACGGTTACATCAATATTGATGAAACAAACTAAAATGTACTTGGACCAAGCAAAAGCAGTTGGAAATTCAGTTGCAGCAGCAAAACAACAAGTAATAACAGCAAAGGAACTTTCTGCAACGACAGGAAATAGTCTTTCAAGTTATCAAGATATATTAGATGTACAAAATGCAATAAATGAATCATTAGGTGATAGTAAACGTATAACTGCAGAAACAGCAATGGAAGCTGCCAATCTTGGTAAGACTTATGGTTATGGTGCAAAAACAGCTGGTGAATCGACAGCAGCATTTATGAACTTAGGCGCAAGTCAGGAAGAGTCAATTAAAATACAACGACAGACTAATGTCGAGGCTCTTAAGGCCGGAGTTGATATGGGCAAAGTCCAAAAAGATATTGCAAAAAATTCTAAACAAGTATCAAAATACCTTTCAGGTA